CTTTGTGGTTCAAACATAACCCGCGATAGGTTGCTACCGCTCTTCTATACTTCATAGTCTTCTATGAGATCACCGAGACTAACTTGCGATGACCTCAAATCCTCGGGATCCTCGAGGAAAGAACTAGGCTCCTCTTGTGAATAATCAAACCAACTATTCGCGATAACGTTTCCATAATCATCATAAAGCTCAATATTGTAGTGTTTGGCCCAGCCGTGTCGCCACTTCCTATCCCATACGAACTCCTTGAACAGACGTGATCTAACCAGACAATCTCGTAAAAGCTCTTCACTGAGTCCAGTCTTCTCCATGGACTTGTTCATTCTCTCACCTCCTGCCTTTATGTCTCTTATTAAGCGATTGGCGTTCGGCATGGTCTCATAAAGTTTTTGATAATCTGTATTCCTAACGAACAAATCAACGGTACTCCGGTCTTTCCAAACATTGGGCATGTTCAAGGTGGCTAAGTACATCCCCCTACACATCTCATACACGAACGCATTAGTGCCCATGGAATCAATCATTAGTCCCAAATACTTGCTCGCCCAATGAGCCGGGTCATAACCCCCTTGCCTCTCACTTATAGCCAGTCGGTGGAAGTAATCGTCCTCATGCCGCCACGGCATAATATGCCCTTTAGTGAGAACTTTCATAATAACAAACATGCGTTTGAGGAAGACTGGCCCCTGCCTTTTAATCTTATGCCCAAGCAATTTTGGTCCGTTCATTACAGGCTCTATTATGGTTATAAATGGGCTGACCCCACTACCGTCTGGCATGAACACAGCAGTCTGAGATGGTTTACAGAACATCCCCAATCTCTCCAAATACCTCTGAAACCTGCCTAATGGATACTCTGGAGTTGCATCATGAAATATGTCGTGATAAAAGGCCAGCATGGCACCATATAGGGAGTCATCCCCATACTGTAATTTGGGCAAAAATGAGTCCTGAAATGCCTTGGCTCTTTCTGGACTAACCTTATAAATATCCTCATAAATCATAATGTATACCATTCGCGACACCCACTCCATGTACACTGTGTCAATCCAGCTGGTAACCAACAAACCCGAAAAGATCTGTCCAATTATCATACGGACCTCGCTGCCCACCCACTTAACAAGCTTAACCGCCATCTCATGAGCTCTCTGAAGCATAAATGCCCTAGTCACCTTGTAATCTATAGACCCGTCGTCTTCCATGTGAACCAATGGCATGAGTAATATAAGAGAGATAAGGCTGGCATAGGCAGACTGGTCAAAATTAATGATATCAAATGTCCAATAAAACATATCTCTCCTTTTCCACCCCATCTTCTGAGCTAAATAGCGAGCTCCCCCTTTCTTCCACTTGTGCGTGATCATACAAGAGTCCCTCATGTAAGCTCCTTTCATGTAATCTGTGTACAAAACCTTATCTATGAGCAAGTGAACCATACAGGCTATAAAGATAACGCGTGCTTTGGTGGTGCTCTCGCCTTCCTTCCTAACTTCGGCCTTGATCGCTATCTTCGACATAAGGAGTGGAAACCAATTGGGGTCTAGCACGCGATCATTTACCCACTGTCTGACTATCTTGACAATTCTATCTATTTCGTTTATGCTCCACTGTCTGGCATGTTTTTGCTTGCCCGTATTGTCAAACTTAATGTTGAACGCTTCTCGTAAAAGACTTTCGCCCCTAAATGAATCCGTCTCTCCCTTCTTCTGCTCCTCTCTTTTGACTGGAAAATAGCCCGCACTCATTGTAGGATTCCAAGTCACATTAGACACTGAGTCTTTGCTAATGATAGGCACCTCAGTGAGAAAAGGATACCTGCCAAGAGTGTAAATGTACGCAGCTGCGCAAACTTCAGGGGGCACGTTAGGCTTGAGCACATATCTCATGCTCTTCTTAAGTGCCTCCACAACACCAGTGGCCGTTCCTCCACTCACAAATGCGCTGGCACATTGTCGCAGGGGGGTGCCTTTAATGCTC